GGAACGGTATGCGCCGAGGTCGGTATCGTTAGAATGCCTCCAAGTGCGGGTCCTTCCGTTTCGGGAATGTCTTTCAGCGCCTTGCGTGTATCCATGTGCGCTTGATACTGTACAGCATCCTGCACTTCTTCGGGTGTATCGAATAGCAGTTCACGGTAGTCCATGGCTGCTTGTGTCTTGGTGTGATAGATGAGCGGGTTACCCAACGGATTGACGCGAGGTTGTGTCGGCTTTGTTGGGTCTACCGGCTTCGACGGATCATACTCAAGCAATTCCGCAGCGAAGTCGGTCGCCGGTATCAGGATCTGACCTGGAACCGTAATGCCTGCTAACCTTCTTAGCGCATTGGCACCAGCAAGATTCGAGACGGGGAGCGTCAATGGAGTTGCGATGGCCAGCGCCGCGGCCTCGATTTTCAGTTGCTGCTTGGTTATTTGTTCTTGCGCTGCCATCTTCTTTGCTGCGAGCGGATAGTCTCGTTCGTATTCTTTCGTCAGAAACCGAACCACAGGCCCCTGCATCGTCATCACGGGCACACCCGGCAGTTTGGCATACCGCAAATCTACCAGCTTGCCATCTAACTTCGCCCTTTTCGAGGCACGAAGATTGATATTCTTCGCATAGACATTAAAATCCTTCTTCGTCTGGATGTTGATGCCTTCGTCGCCCTGAAGATGCACTTCACCTTTTGAATGGATAGTCGCATTCCCATCGACAGAGAAGTTGCAATTTCCCTGGACTTTGACATCATAGTCGCCCATGCTAATCTGATAGCCATGGGACATCGACTTATATACCACTTTTCCGTCAGGGTGCATCTCAATGAACGACCCCGAACGATGAAAGATGTGTACACGTTCCGCACCCGGCGTATCGTCCCACTCCTCCACGTGCCCCGATGCTGTCTGACGCGCACTGTTAAAGGGATACTGGGCAGCGTACGGGGAGGCGGGTTCACTCCAGTTGCCGCCATCCGCCTTGCAGGCATGCTTATCCTCAAAGACCATGTTCAGTCCTCTATGGAACCCCGGCAATTTCTTAAAACTTTTCAAAGGATCTAACTTGCTGGTCAGGTGACGAACCCAGAAGCTAGGCGAACCAGAACCGATAGCATTACCCACCGACAGCAATTTTCGTTTGTCTTTAAGTACAGAGTCAAGCTGTGCGGCCGCACCACCCATTGCTAGCCGCGAAATCGATGGACGATCAAGTTCGTCCTTCTGTGGGTTGGGGATTCTATTACGATTTTCTTTAATGAGGACACCGACCGCGGTTGTAACCGATGCAAGAGACGCGAATTGCCCTGCCATCGCGGCAATTCGTGCGTGTCGGTGTTTGAGTTTTGTTGCGAAGGCAGTCGCATCTAATGGTGAGATGTTCCCTGCTTTCATACCAGAGAATTGTGCTAACTCGCCAGCACTAGAGAATGTGTCCACCGCTGTGGCTGTAGAACGAAGCGCCACATCCTGTATTGAGGTGTGACCTTTTTGCAATGCGCGTCCGGCCGCAGCAAAGCCTTTGGCGGTGTCAGTCAATGATGAGGAAAATGAAACCACAGACTCACGCGTTTGAATGGCGGTTTTAATCGCTGCAAAGGCGCCACCGGTCATCGCTGTGGCTCCAGTGACAGCACCAAGTATGCCCAGCTTGCCGGTCTTTGGGGATGCCGGCGCAGCGTCCCGACTCAGCGGTGGCTCCGCACCTATGGAGAGTTCCCCATCGGTCCGCAGATCACGAAATCCCTCCGTGAGTTTAGCAACGGATGCCGCGGTCGTTAGGAGTGTATTAATATCGACCATGTGTTATGGTTGGGCAATGGCGGGGAGTACACCAAAGATGATGGGCTGTTGGCCAGCATGCGCATCTAAAAAGAATCCAACCACCCAATCTCCCTGTTTATAATTAGGGAGCGCCTGTGCATCTGTAATCGGCACCAACGCATACGCCCACGGGAGATCCTCGGTGTGTGCCGTGTCCGTATCCTTATCGTGCCACCCGAAGATGCGCACCTTGCATCGCTTGGCTTTCAACGGGTCGTCCACTTCTTCAACAACACCAATAAACCAAACGAAGCCGTCCCGCCCAAGTTGATGTGAAACTGTGTCTGCTGCCATAATATAACCTATCTTGGGGTGTCAACGTCTGTCGGATCTTCTGGATATGGTGTCAGTGCCGAACCCAACGAGTCGCGTGTCGCTTCAATGTGCATACGATACTCCATAATTCCCGTCGAGATTTGAACTAGATTGTGCCTCACAGCCGTTACAAGATGGCGGCCGCTGTGAAATGGTGTGGGATGCTGTATCACGGCCGCGCTCAAATTGGTATCCGTATCTGCGATAAGTCTCGTTGAAGGATAGTTCAAAATAACCACCGTGCCGGCGCGCAGATTAGGCTGCCCTGGTACTTCTAACACTGTGCGAAGATGTTGAATTTCGCGCAATTGCCGATTGCGTAACATGACTGACTCGTATATACGATTGGGTGCGGTTTGTCCCTCATTCTGTATTCGATATGGAGATTCCGAACTGCTCGTGTCCGATAGCACAGTAAATAGCTTGGTGTTTTTGTCAACACTCTGTTCGAAATTCTCTGGGTAAAGAGGGAATTTGTCTAAGTGGTCATCTTTGAACTTCTCAAATGTTTTAGTATATCCCGAATCCACTTCCGAGAATTGTCGCGCAAAGAAATCTAGATGCAACATCCGGCTGCGTAGCACGCCAGTCGTAACATCGGACAGCACATCAAACATCTGCTCTTGCTGGAGTCGAATAATGCTATTAAACGCTTGGTCTTCGTTGATGTTCTGTGACCCTGTCAGTTGATGCGCATTGACTTCAAATGTTGCGACCTCAGAGGGCGGCGTTTGATCCGCCGGATACTGTTGAAGAATCCCACGAATGCTCTTAAAATAAAATCCGTCTAGTGTTTCGTAGAAGAGAAAATTGCTGGCATACGGCGTCTTTTCCGTCAGCGCGAGTGCCGTAAAGTAATTGATGGCTTGTAGTGGTGTGTAGTTGGGAATAAGCACATCAATCGTTCCCGACGTTTTCTCCACAAAAGGAGTGCCTGCCGAATCTTCGCCATCAATACTTGTTTTATCGATGCCTAACTGCATCTCCATGATAGATTTAACGGCGTCCGTGCATGTCTCCTGATGCCGTTGGGTCATGCGCGAGGACATGCTTTTGAAGAACTCCGGTGAGACTAACTCTAATGTGTAGAGCCGTTCTTCTCTTTGTGGAAATGATTGATCACCAATCTTTCGAATACGGAAGTCTCGCGAAAAGACCCTTTCGTCGCCCAAATAATCAATGACAAACTCGACAAACAGATATTCCGTACCTACCAACGGAAAATATTCAGGGTACCCATCTGTTTCCTTGAGTCGCACCGTCCCAGAGAGCGTATTCTGAAAGATGCTTTCGTAGATATCCAACGACAGAACACTGTTGGAGATATCTTGGCCGTACGCTTGAAGGCGCGCTTGGGCCGCGGCATCAATCCCTCGCAGATGCAGCGTTGGTGACCAAATAGAACACCGACGAAATCTGACTTGGCGGGGCGCGGTTTCTGGTGATGCCATATTATGTGCGATACAATGTCTTTAGCGCATTATCCAAACCTGCGAGGACGGATGCGGGCACGACCTTGATTTGTCGTTTCGCATCGTTGTCCTCGACCTCTTGTGTGTAGGGTGTGTTGGTCGTTCCCTGTCGCGCACCCAAACCCGCATAGGTCGTCGCGTCCACCCGATCACCCTCGGTCGTATAGTAGAACTTCGCAGCACTCCAGGCCGCGTCTGTGCGCGTCCCTTGGTTCTGTGATAGTGACAGACTGCCATACTTCCCAATGAGATACAATTCGAATTCCGAATTCGTCATCGGCCAATCATACAGCGACACAATATTATTTACCAGCAACACCACCCACGTATATTTCACATCTCCATACACATTCTGCGCCACCATGTCTGGGCGTTCGCCTTCGCCAATCACATACTCGTGCATCATCGTGGTATGCTGTCGCAACCGTTCCGCGATTCTGGCACGTTGGGTAATATTCGTGATCGTGGTTTGAACCATCGTATCACTTGTCGCCCCAAACGCATAGGGAATGGTCTCTTGGTATTGAAAAAAGTTCATGGTGGTGTACTCGTTTTACTGGTCGTTGCCGTTGAACCGGGCGAGCGTCGAATCCGCAAAGTCTTTGACTAACCCTTTAAAGGCGGCTACGCCGCCTTTCACCCCGTCCTTAACGTCGTCGCCGGTCATGGGACGATTAGGATCAAAAGGCGTCGCATCAGAACCATGCCACATTGCTTCACCATATCTATCACGCCCTTGGAGCCGCACCTCTGTAAAGTCCAGAACTAACGATGTCGCCGCAGGATAGTAATTCCCCATAAATGCGACACGATTGGCACCGGCATGATTGATATTGCAGCTAGTAAGCACCGACCGATCAATTTTATTGATGTGTAGGGACGCGTCGTCGGCGCCGCCGGCGGCGAGGCCTTCCTTAGTAATCATCGTGATATCAAATTCATAGGGATATCCGATAAAATACGAATCCAGAGTAGCGGTACCGGCACCGTATCTTGGCAGCATATAAAACTGAAAGATGTTCAAAATGCTATTGATACTCTCGGCTTCAATTTGATTGCGGGGAATCAGCGTGAAGGAGAACTGGTGCTTACGATACTGCACCCCACCAAAGAGCATGTCTGTGCGCGGGTCTATCTTTTGTCCAAGCATGGACTGTAATATAGCTTCTCCGTTGCCGCCGGCAGTAGCCGCGCTGATCAGCGGCGTGATTATCTTCGCCACCAAATCAACCCCCAGCGCACCGCCGTAAGCCTTAGCAGTGGTGCCGAGTTTTTCCATTATATTCGCGCCCGTTGCTGGGCCACCTTGTGTAAAGGCGTCTATCATTGCACCACCCGCAATACCGATATCTTCGGGGGACCAATCAACAGTCGTCGTTGAATTCAGCGCATCCACAGGCATATACAGCGCCGCGGCCGCGACATTCCGGTCCACACCCTCGGCCTCGCCAACGGTACGCCGGCGGCCGAGATGTCGGGCTACCTTCACCTCAAACAACATCTGCTTTTCATAGGGCGGAGATCCAAGGTCATCGGGATACTTGTGGACCATCACCCGTGGCCACGGTAAGGCGTGCAGATGCGTTTCGTGATCAGTCATTACCACGCCCCGCTAAATAGAAGAAGATGAGTATGCATTCTAGGAGTATTTAGCAGATGGCCTACAAGGGTGTTTTTCATCCTCGCAATCCCGACAAGTATGTTGGGAATGCGGCCGAAATTATCTATCGTTCCAGTTGGGAACGACGATTCTTCATGTATTGCGACGAGACACCTGGTATTCTTCGCTGGGCGTCTGAGGAGTTCTGTATTCCTTATATCTCGCCGATGGACAATCGTGGGCATCGATATTTCCCTGATGTCTGGTTGGAAGCGCAAACGGAACAGGGGCCGAAGGTCTATCTC